GATCCTATCAATTGCTGGTGTAGATACAATTGTAATCTGCCCTTGATATAGCATAGCCACTTGATTACTGGCAGTTTGGGAGCTACACAAAAATAGAAGCGTATCATTAATACGCTGAACACTATCAGCGCTAGCACACCCATAGTTAACTTTCATTCCCTGAACAGGGCCAAGTGAACTACCAGTTTCATTACCAGCATCAAAGAAATACTCAATAGTCCATTGCTTTAATGCTACAACATAGACAAGTTGTTTAGCTAAAAATACACCATTATCTGGTTCAATCTGTGCAGTTACAAAATTAAGGGCACTCCAACTTAATGCTGTGTCAACAGAGTTAAGCTCGCTCTGCTGAATAACCGCGTGACTCGTCATTACATAAGAAAAACCATTTAGATAAGCCCAACCTTTTACTGCTACAGGGGGAAAGTCTGGGCAGATACTGTTAATATGGGCACTTAATCCATCAGTTTGATTATATGTGTAAGTGCGGATACCATTAGTTAAAATAATTTTAGGATTACTTCCTAAGATAGAATCAAATCTGTAAACACCACCAGCAGTATTAAGCCCAGTAGCTTCTTCTACACCGTCCACATATAGCTTATTTCCAAAAACTGCATATACACTGCCCTGCCAATAGAACGACCCGCGCCCTGCTGCCGCCCCCACAGCTACGCCGGTCTCCGCCATGCCAGGCCGTTTGTAAATAAAAAGTTCACCATCTTTATCTACTTCAATATAACAATTAACTAATTTAGCGTCTTTATTTACAGTACTTCCGCGATTAGCAGGCTGAACAATCAAGGGAATTCGCGGAGGGAGTAGTACACTTTCAATCTGAGACATTACCGAAACCTCCCTCGGTTGTAGCCAGAGCGTGCATCAACAGTGAACATGGTTGCAGTATCTTCAACGTCCCAGTCCTCGAGGGCTTCTCGGTATTGGTTAGCCCTCTGTTGACAGCGATCCATGATAGCTTGGGGCTGCCCAGTAGCGATGTCATCTGCCAGACCCCAACGAAGTGCGATACGCCACTCCTGTGGGAACTCCATGTCATCTTCGAGATTGATCTGATTAGTGGCTTGGACCTGAGTCAGTAGCCGAACTGTGTTAGCAGCCTCAGTGACACTGGGAGGATTCCAGAACCGGACGTTTAGAACATCTACCTGCTTGTCTACAAAGTAAGATGTAATTGTTGAGTTGTTTCCAACAACCTGAGAGAGGGTCATCCACTCATCCCAGCTTAGTGCATTCAAAGGCCTGCGAGTGTTGGAACCTGCTTGCAAGACATAGCCTTGCAGAACCCTACTAGGCCGGGGCATATCTACATCACCACCAGGGCCGAGTACGTAAAGAGATTGAGAGGCCACCAATGGAACAGTGACCTCTTGCAGATAGAACAACTTCAATCCCTGGGTTTGCCAGAGATTGATAATGTCATTTAGTCTGCGAAAGTTAACCGAAAGGGCTTCCGAGTCAGGTTCTTCTCCCTCGCCCAATAGGCCTGCATCGTGCATAGCATCATTGATGATGCCAGAGATAGATTTAGACGTAGGGCTGGGCATATGTCACCTAGTTAGGATTAGGATGAACTGAACGAACCTTATCGAAGGACAACACTACAATACCTGCACTTAGTGTGAGTGTCCAATTACCTGCTACGGTGGAGTCCTTGATACCACCAAACTTATCAAAACACGCAGGCTGATTGCCGGCCGCAAGTGTCCAAACAGTGCTAGCAGGGCCAGCGACAGAACCTACCGCGTCAGCTGAAGGCTGAACTTTACTCAGAACCAAACCCGCACAAGGCGGGTTTAGCGCTGAAACAGTAAGTGTACCACCGCCAGTGTTAACTAGTACAGTCAGGTTCTTCGGCCCTTCTTGAAGGACTCGAACTGTCATGATTAGCGCTCCTGAGCAGCGAAGAAGTAGTCCGCAGTAATAGTACCACCATCTGCATAAACACCAGCGAGAAGGGCAGTAGCGTCAAAAGTTGGAGCTGGGAGAGATGCGACTGCAACGTCGTTGAAGTATGCAATGATGCCTTCATCCGAGCGATACTCGAAGCCAAACGTGAACTGTTCATTTACTCCATAAGCCACTGCGGCTGTGTCAGTTGTACCGGCATAGCAGTTCTTTAGCGTAAGGACATTGTTCATCACTGCAACAGTGATACCCTTTGCAGCAGCTGCTGAGATTACATCAGCAATACCACCAATAACTCCCACGGTTGCAACAGTTGGAGAGCTGACTTTAGCCTTAAACAGAAGTGGCTTTGAGGCTGCTGGAACAAAGCTGGTCTGTGGAGTATCAATCACATTAGTGGTGGCGATAGTAACCAAACCACCAAGTCCACTGATAGCAGTAAACGTACCCAGCGCTGCAGCTGGCATAAGCAGATCATCGAAGAAAGTAATCCACTTAGTTGGATCAGGTGCACCAAAGTTGTTCAGGTTAGCAGTCGGAAAGGCGGTGCCAATACCGCCTGGAAAGCGAGTGGGAGTACCCATGTTAAACACCTCATTACAGGGTTGATAGGAGTGTTCCAAATTGGAACAGAAGGTGGCAGGCTGATTCCTACCACCTTTGTTCCGACTGCATTACGGGCCGCTAGAACCGTACAGACCACGAGCATCGGTGATACCAGCACTAAAGCGCATATAGCTGGCAGCCTTTGCATTCTTGGTGTCGAAGTCATTGTCCTGATCGAACGTAGGCTTCGTGCGCCAGAAGAACTGCGGGCCATTAGGGATGTTAGTACGGATGAACCACGCATTCGGATTAGTGAAGTAGTGATTCAACTTGATCCCTTCTGGGAACGCATTCGTAGCCTTCAACACATTGATAGCATTGTTGCCGGTATCAGATTGCAGCACCGACTTCAAGATGCGGTTAGCGTTGAACCATTCTTGCGTTGGAATATGCAAGGAGCGAGGCATCACCGAGATGCGCAAGCCACGATCCTGCGTAGCATTCATGATCTGAATACACATGTCTTCCAACGCCGCCTCAGACAAGTCCGCACCAGGGGTGAGCTGGTTAGAGAACGTACCGCCCGAGGGATTCACATGCGCTGCGTTGATGATCGACAGACCATCTGGCATTGCATAGTACGTGTTAGTGAACGCATTGTTGTAGATGAACGCAGCCACATTCTCAATGGTCTGCGTCATCGAGAAGGCATTCGCCTTAGCACGACGGCTAGCGACTTCCTTATACAGGTTGTCGTCCAGCTCCTCCTTGGTGACGATATAGCCCAGCGCATAAGCAACATGCGCATAGGTGGTCACCCAACCCTGCATTTCACTGTCGTACTGGATAGCTGCACCTTGACCCTTTACAGGGGCCAGGCCGAACCCAGTGACTTGAACATCCTGCTCATAAGCCTTCTGACTGCCCTGAACATCGAACAGATCAGTGTACTCAGCAGGATGCTGGTCATACATCTGACCCCACACTGCGTGGATACCAGGCCACAGCAGCTTCGGATGGGAACCATTATTGATTACACCTGCCATGTTAGTTCTCCTTAGACGCCAGCAGCGGTGGTGAGTTCATGCTCCATGATCTTGACAAGCACCTTGGCATAAGCACCAAAGTCATTATCAATCCGAGGAACAAGGCCCAGGACTCGGCAGGTAGCCGCAGCTGCAGCAATCGTGCCACTCAAAGTAGTGCCACTAACGAAACCATTGTTAGCGCCCACAACGATATCAGCATTACCACCAACATCAGCTGCAGCACACGTAGCAGCTTGAACTTCAAACACTGCATTGGGATCGTCCACTACTGCCACGTACTGAACGTAAGCAGCACTAGCAACACTAAGTGTGGAGCTAAGGTGATCCGGGTTAGCCAACAATGTTGGGCTATTACCAATACCAACTACCACACCACGAACAGTATCACCAGCGGCAGCTGCTACAACACCAGGATAACCATTAGCGCTGGCGGTGCCAGAGCTCTTTACAACATCACCAATAGCGATCACAGTGCCATAGGCAGCAGCAATGCTATAGATATTGACTTGTCCATTCCAGGGGCTGACACCACTCTTTACAGGAGAAAGCCCGGTAGGACGATTTGCATTAGCCATTTTTATCGTCTCCGTTTATTTGGATTAAGGAAATCAGGTACACCGTTCTTTGAGTATCGAGAAGCCTTATCTCCAGCAGATTCACCAGTCGCATCTGATCCAATGAGACCACTGCGCAACGCGGCTGCAACTGCTTCGTTAGCATTCCTCAGGAACTCTTGACCCTTTTCATAAAGCTCTTCTGGAATCTCCATGAGGTACAGCCTCGCAGGCTGACCGTCGAATGTCTGATCTCCAGTGATAATGCTTACTCGACTCCCCATGTCGGTACTACCCGATTTGCTAGCGTCTCCCCCCAGATCAAAGTTGTTAACCTTAACTTCACTTTGATCCACGAAGCGATACCCAGCTTGTTGTGCTCGCTGGATTCGGCCAGCATCTCCACGGAACCAGTAGCGAACAAATCCATCCTTCTTTGGGACTTGCAAGCGCTGGATCGGCGCAGACATTGGAATGTAGTTATCAGGAATAACCTGATGCTCGATGTTGTTAGCAGGATTAACTTCGGTACTCATACTGGCTCTCCGTGATAGACCTTAGTGTAATAGGCTTGCCAGTCTTTGAGTTCTTTGAACTTCTTTCCTGGGCCGACAAACAAATCTACATCCTGCATACAAGCATCTTGTGCATCCTTCGGGAGGCTAGCGTAACCCTTTCCTCGTGCACCAGTTCCTGAACCAGTGCCTCTTGGACTACCACTCTCTACCTTATTCCTGCTAGGCGTTTCTTCCTTGAACGCACGCTCAGCGGCCATTTCAAAGAATGCAGCACCTTCAAGGGTTTCACCCTCTTCTCGCAAATCTTCCGCAGCGCGAATGATTAGTTTAGTCTTCTTCTGATCTGTACCAAACCAAGGGTTATCAGCCTTCCACTTCTTGAACTCAGGGCTAAGGTTAGCCTCAGGATCATTAGGTGGAGCAACATCAATCTTAGTTGGCTTCAGCTTGTCTGCCTCAGCGCTAGCGGCTCGAACATCATCAAGCTGAGTCTGGAGCCGCACCTCTTCGTCTACATCATCATCCTTACGAGCTTCAATAAGCTGTCTACGTAGGTCAGCCTCTTGCTGCTTAAGGGCGCGTTTCATACCTTCGTTGTAATTAGTTTCTAGTTTCTCAAGCGTTTTGCCCATCGTTGACAGGCTAGACCGCAATGTACCAATTTCCGTGTCCCGTTTCAACAGGTCTGCGCGAAGTCGGTCATTGTTCTTCCTGAGGATAGGCATAATGTTTCTGCCACGCTCAACAAACTCATGAGCATCTACCCACTTATCAGGATCGCCCTTGAACTTATCCAGCGGAACCCATCCAAGATCAGCAGCTTCATTCAAAACTTCTTGATCAACTTCACCTTCTTGACCTTCTAGTTCTTGACTCATTTTTCCACCTCAATAGCTGCAAAGATATCTCGATCGTTTACGATTCGATACAGTTCATTATCCGCAGTACCATGTGCAAGGTAGCCTGCGAAGCGAGAAACTAGTACCTTATCTCCTGGTTTAGCACGAGGGCTTGGTTCGTCATGCCAAGCATGATCACCAACCTCAACTACAATAGCACGCTGTTCAACTAGACTATCTCGTTCCTGTGCACTTTCAGGTAGAACAATCATCCCTGATTTCTGCTCAGGATTATAAGGCTTGACTAGGACTGCTCGGCCTAGTGGTTTTAGGCCACTGTTATTCTGCATCTTCTATCTCCGCAAAACTGATTTTAGTGAAGTCATCAATTGCCTTACAGTACCCAACGGATACTGCATTTTGAACAGGGTCGTTCAAATACTCTGCATTAGACCAGCTGTCCTGGTACGCCTGGCGAGACTGTTCCAAGCTCTGAAAAATCGCCTGGGTCACGGGGTGGTGCTTCCATTCCAGGAACTGTTCCGGTGTCAGTACTTGATTCTGTGGCATTCTTACTTATCTCCTGAAGTGTTTTAATCTGTCTGTCTTGCGATTCATTCTCCTGCCGGATCAATTCCATAGCAGCACGGAATGCTTCAATCTTGTGCTTAGCTTCAACAGTCTTTCCTTCCTCCTGTAGCTTGAACACCTGCGCTGCCATCAGTGCAAGTTTACCATCATTGATTCTACGTTGCTCTTGGAGTGTGGCGATGAAGCGCTGAGCATCCAACTGAATACGAGCTTGTAGAACCTGATTCTTCATCTCCTGGATTTGCAACTTCACATCAGGTGGTGGCGGAGGAGCACTCGCCACACCCTTGTAGATTGTCTGAATATCCTGCACACCAAGAGCTTGCAGAACACGAGTCTCAACAGCATCTACATCATAAGCAGGATTGTTGGTTGAAAGCTGTTTGATCGCCATTGCCTGAGCATACCTAGCGCCTTCACTAGAAATGTAAGGATCAGCTTCTGGCTGAACTCCATACATAGGACCAAGGTAATCCTCACGCTTAATCGTTCCACCAAGAGAACCATAACGAAGTTCAGTTGGCAAGTATACAGCATTCAACTTGTAAAGCTTTTGGAACTCTCGCTTAAGACTACGCCAGATTCGCTTGAAGATAGCAGAATAGATCTTCTGCCCCTGCTCCACCATCGCACGAGAAGTTTCAGCTGGGGTGTTCTGCCCCGGATTCTCGCCTACATTGATGTCAGTAGTACCACTAATCCTACTAGTGAAATCAATGATAAGGTTGAGAAGATTAAACATAACCGCTGATGGTTCTCGAACAGGAAGAGGATAGACACTCTTCCGAAGATCATCACCAGTACTGTCAACCCGATTCCAGCTAAAAGGCTTAAACTCATAGTTACCACCACGAATCTTTGCGCCGCGACCAAGGAAACCACCGGCAGTGTTAGCTAGTGTACCAGCATCAAACAGCTGATTAATAGCAGCATCTACACTCTCATTCAATGGGCCAAGAAGTACACCGAAGCCAATGTCCATGATACTACCATCAGGACTTGGGATGAATGGAATCTTAGTAAAGTACTCAGTTGCATTGATAGCAACGATGTTGTTTTGCTTGTCGCGAGAGATATCTAGTTCACGATTAAATCTGGTAACGATACGAAGAACATATCCTGAGTTTTCTTCAATCGTGATGATGTAGGGTTCAGCGTAGCCATCATCATCCAAGTCCATCCAGCAATGTTGCTCAAGGATTTGGAAAGGTGTGTTGTGGTTAGTCTCAGGTTCGGATGAACCTGTACGCTGATCCCGCTCAGCTCTGTTAGATGCGTAATCAGAAATCTGGGCATCTGCAAGGAACCAAGACTGGTCAGTGCAATCCCTAAAGACCCCATTCTTAGCCCGGCTAAAGATATCATTCCTATACATAGGAATAACATGAGTCTTAGTCATGCACTCATCTACAGACTTAGCCCAATAGTCAAAGACCAAATCTTTAGCATGAACATAGCATGATTCATTCCGCTGATACGTACTATCGTAATAAGTTTTCTTGAAACCGCAACCTACGATTGCAACATTGAGGAGTGCCCGATCCTGCTCTTCTTCCCAACTCTCCTGCTGCTCCAACAGCTGCCAGCTCATGTGACTCTCGACGCGCTTCGCGCGAGCAGCCTCTCGGCCGTCTGGATCCTCTCCGGTCACCCGGCACGAAACAACTTTGCGGCCGTTGACAATAGTTGGATATGCCCTAGCGTGAAACTGCAACGCAGCGATCGTGACCAGCGGAAAGATGATATTAGAGCAATCAGGCCAAGGGAATGTCTTCTCCTTTTGGACCTGCATAGCCAGCTCAAGGGCGCCGTTAGTCCGCTTTTCCCAAAGCTCGCGGCTGTCCCGATCTCGGTTGTAGCAATCAGCAACCCAGCTGCCAATCTTGTAGAGGTCGCTCTCACTGAAGCGATCAGTGAGGTTAGGCTCTGCGATGGTTGCTGCGTCGAGGGTGAGGTAGTTATCTAGCTGTAGATTCATTAGTGGTGTTCCAATTTGGAACAGGCCTTAGTAGCCTGCTTTAGTTCGACCGTGATATTCTTGGCGGGCTCGTCGAGATTCACGCTCCTCAAGCCACTCGTCCTCAGTTACTAAATCTTCTTCATCTAGATCATGGTACTCTTCAAAGCCACGCATCATCAGAGCCGTGGAGTCAAACTGGTCGTCAGCCTTAGCATCAGATACACCTGTGAAAGTTAGGAGTTCCGCCTCATATCCAGCATACCAGTCAGCTTGCTTGTCAAACCTCATACCTCCGGCTTTGTGGCGCTTTTGGAAAATGCGAGCTCGACTGGCTTTGTCTGTGATAGATGCTACCTCGACAAAGTTAATCCAGGTATCGCGCTGCTGCATCTCCTTTATGATGAGTGGTTTGAGAGCTAGCCAAATCTGACCAGTCTCAACATACCAGGCTACAGGTTTCCATCTGTCATAGAAATCAAAGAGTTCATCAATGATCTCTTGAGAATCCCATCTACCAACTGCTTGACCTGTTACGTGAACTATGTTGTTAACGTCCTTGCCGCCACAGGTAAATGATGTTCGATTAGCACTTTCCTTCTTACTGATTGCCCAGTCAGTACCAGCAATGTAGATCTTCTGTGAAAGATAATCTTCTTCTGCCATCGGCAGGAAGTTCTCTTTCTTCAAGAAGGTTTCATTATCATCTAGTGGGGTGTTCAAATACTCTTGTGAATAACCCGCTGAATCACCATCACCTTCATGTTCCATCTGAACTGAGCGAAGCTTTTCCTCAGTCCATCGTTCTGGCCACAGCAATCCAGTGAAATCTGAATAACTGTTATGCGCCTTGTAGAACAACATCGTCCAAGCAGGATTCTTCATCAAGCGAGCGAGAAGGCTATCTTCATGAAGAATAGTACCATGAACGCGCATATGTCCGTGCATAGACAAAGCAGGAACAACCGCACGAAAGAACCAATTCCTGAACTTCTTTCGACGATCTGCATTCATCACCTGCTCATCATCTTCCATGTCGTCGCAGATGATAAGATCGGGGCGCTTACCATTCCACATAGCACCACGGATTTTCTGCTCAGCGCCGCGAGACATGATACGAAAACGGTGACCATCATCACAGCGAACGATGATCTCACTCTTGGTTACAGTCTCGAAGGACTGTAGACCGAACTCCCTTTTAATGTCCTCGTTGAGCGTTAGTTCTTCGATAAGGTTCGAGAGCTGCTCATTCGCCTTATCTTCGGTGCTACCTACCAGAATGACAAAGGAATACCTGCGAAAGAGGACTGCCGCAAGAGTAAAACTAAAAGTGAGGGCTGTCGACTTAGCGTGACCACGAGGAGCTACCACACCACAACGAGAATTCTGAGTGCAGTACAAATCCCAACACTCCCGATGGAAGTCTGGAATTGGACTGGCATTGTCGAACCTACCGGACAGTAAGATGCCTGCGGTAGCTTCTACGAGGTCAGCTGTTAGTTTGATGGTCATGTAGTTCCATCTGGGAGAATGGCTAAGAACACTGTGTCAACGTAGAGGTTACTGAGATTTGTTTCAGCGGCAAACAACAACTTATACACAACGCCAGGGAGTCCGCCAGTTACCTGCTGCTCAACAGACTCTTGATCTACTACACTGGCACCACCGCTTAGGACGACAGCCGGACTGGGGTCAGTCCCTGAACTAACCGTACATGTAACAGATGCAACTGTTGGATACTCTCCATCACTACATCTATTTAACATGTTTACAGTTATGGGGTATTCTTCAGACTGTAATTTGGACATCCTAATATGATTCATTAGTTCATCCTGTAGAGGCGGACGAAGGTTCCAACACCGAAGCCATTGGTGACCAAGTTTCGCAACTTGATTGCAGTCACGTTGGCGGTGCTGTTCCAGCGGTGCGTTGATGACGTGATCGAAATGTTCCCGCTTGAATCTAGCGTACACGCGCTGGCGGTTTCAGAAAGTGGCTCTGCGCCGGATGCTTTCTTGATGGTCGTACTGAATGAATAAGTGTGCGTCAATCCACCCAATGTGTCGGTGTAGAAAATGTAAGGGTGGTTGGTACGGGAAACGTCCAAACTTGTGCCGAAGTAAGTCAAGCTCTGCCGCTGGTAATTACCGTTGGTAGTGTCCCCGCTGAAAAGCAGGCTGACTACGTGTGCACCGGTTGCTCCAGGGACAACGAAGGCTTCGAGGCGATAAATACTATCCGCGTCCAGATCGAGTGAGCTGAAGTCGATGTCGGTCACGGCAGAGCCGGTAACGATGACTTGCGCGATCTTTTCGATGCCGCCACCGCCGCCCCCACCACCACCAGTAGCGGGAATCCACTTACCTGTTCCAGCATCATAAGCAAGAAACTCTCCATCAGCAACTCCCGCAACATCTACATCGGTAAGTCCTGCAAGAGTCCCTGAACCAAGAAGTGCAGCACCGCTAGCCCTTTGGTAATCTACACATTTCCAATTCCCCGCACCTTCCGAGATAAACTCAGCGGTATCGCCAGCAGCTGTAGTGATATTTGCAGCGGTGGGAAGAATCAAACTTGTAGCATTATGAGTAAGCAACAAGGTACCGTCAAAGATAACCCTTCGACGTGTACCTGCCTGCACAACATCAAACGCTGTGATAGTAGTAGTGCCCGTAACATGCACTACGTTACCAACAATAGCACCAAGCTCCACAGTAGCAGCCGATGCAACTGCGTCTGCACGAGCCTCATTAATCGCCGCAGTCATTGCATGGGTTTTACTAAG